AGAAAGCACGCGATATTCGAAGATAAATATTTTGGACCAAAGCCAATCAAGGTTGTTGGTGACTGGAAAGATCAAGACATACTAAAAAACTTGTATCAAGGTTTTTCTATCAAGTTACCAAAGCATGAGTGTTTAGATTTGCCGCCTATGGTTTTTGAGGATGTTAGTTTCAAAGCTTCAAAGGATTATAAAGTGATCGAAAAAGATCGGGTCCTTGGTGATGTTTTATATGATAGTGTACCAAAATTGCAGCACGGTTTACGTTTTAATGCTAATCAATTGGACAAGCTTAGTTATTCGGAAATGTTAGCTGAAGGTACGAACGAAAATATCATTTTCTTTTATTACTACCAAGAGGAAAAGAACGAGCTCATAAAGATTATGAAGAAATTAAAGAAAAAAATATATGAAGTAAGTGGTCAGAAAAGTGAACTGCCTAACAAAAGCATATGGAGCGACTTGACTAACAGCGTCACTCTTGTCCAGTACATGGCGGGAGCTGCTGGAATAGAACTCCAATACGCAAATATTGTTGTCATGTATACGCCTACTTACAGTTATCAAGATTACGAACAATCTCTTGGTCGTGCCTATCGAAATGGACAAACAAAAAAAGTAACTGTTTATCGTTTTCTTACAAAAGACACCATCGAGGAAGCTATCTACGGAGCATTGAAGAATAAGAAAAACTTCACTGAAGAATTGTTTAAAAAGGTGGTGAAAATTTGAGTCTACTAACACAAGCGGGTCCTAATGTAACCGAAAATAGAAACTTGTTTGTTGGTGGTTCGGATGTACCGACGATCATGGGGCTCAGTAAATACAATAATCAATTTAAACTAGCTCAGCAAAAGTTAGGACTAATCAAGTCGGATTTCAAAGGCAACGAATACACGCAATACGGAAACATTATGGAGCCGCAAATCAGAGACTATATCAACATCGTTAATGAAATGAACTTCATTGAAGCTACTCGTAAAGGTGATCGTATCCGCTCTAATACCGACGGATACGACGAAAAACAAAATATGATATTAGAGGTCAAGACGCACGGTAAAACGCCCACATTGGAAATCTATAAAGCTCAGATGCAATTGTATATGTATCAGTTTAAATGTGCCATTGGATGGTTAGCAATGTACGAACGTCCGAAAGACTTTGATGCCGAATTTGATGATACGCGGTTAAAAATCAAAGTTATAAACCGAGACAATGATTATGTTTCTAAAATATTAAAAGCTATCGATTTGTTCTGGGAACGATGTGAGTTTTTAAAAAATAATCCAGGTGCAAGTGAACATGATTTTTATAATTTTGGCCAAGAAGAAAGGGGAAATAAAATGAATGAATTACAAGTAAAGACGTTGAAATTTGTACCAGCAATTGTTGAATTTAATTACGATGAATTAGCTGCTAACTTAGATGAAAACCTTAAAAAGTATGAGGGTTTAACATTTACTGAAGATGATATTGCTGAAGGTAAAAATACAGTCGCTGAATTAAGAAAAGGTAAAAAAGCTGTTGACACGTATCGACTTGAAACAAAGAAAAAATTAACTAAGTCGGTAACGGATTTTGAAAACCAATGCAAACAACTGAATAAGAAATTTGACGAAGTGTTAAATCCGTTAGTTAGTCAGATGGACCGATTTGAAGAGGATCGCAAAGAAACGAAAAGCAAAGAAGTCCAAGAGATCATTGATAATTTAGTTTCTGATAACTATTTAGATGGAATTTTCGCTGTTGAATTGGTCATCGTGGATGAATATTTAAACAAAGGTAAATCAATTAAGGTCATCACTGATGAATTAACATTGAAAGCTGAAGCATTGAAATCAAGACAAGAAACTTACAACGCAAACAAAGAAATCATCGAGAATACTGTTGAGATTGCAAACAGTCGCTATGAAGTTACTCTTACTACTGCTGCTTATGTGAGCTTACTAGATCACAAGGATGTCAAAGAGATCAAAACACAGATCCTTGACGACGCTCAAAACGAAGTCGAAAAGCAGTTAGAAAGAATGCGAACTAAAAAAATAATAGAGGAAGAGAAAGCGAAAAGAGCAGCTGTCGTTAAAGAGACAACACCAATAGCAGTCGAAGAACCGGATGGTATAGAAACATTCTTTGAAGTTTATAAGATCACCGGGACAACGTCACAATTAGATGCTCTTGAAGATTTTATGAACCAAGAAGAAATTTATTTTGAAATACAGGGGGAGAAAGAATGAGTATTTTACCAGTAAATAAAAAGAAAGTAGCTAAGGAAACCCCAAGGAACTTTGTAATTTATGGTGGAACCATGCACGGCAAGACTTATTTTACAGATGAGTTTCCAAATCCATTAAACCTTAACACTGATGGTAACGCTGAAATGATCGAAACGCCTAGCGTTAATATCTCTCACAAGCGCGATAAGCAAGGGAAAATTGTAAAGGGGGCTAGTGATCTGTTATCTGAGATTATCGTTGAATTAGAGGGTACAGCTCACACCTTTGAGACGATTATCATAGATGTTATTGATGATGTAATTACACTTTTTGAACAAGAAATAACTGAAGAAGCAGGAGTAAAGTCTGTTGGAGATATCGGTTATGGAAAAGGGCATAGCATGATTGAAATGATGGTCCGAGTGTTCATTATGCGACTGAAAGAATTGAGCATGAAAAAGAAAGTAAATATTATTTATGTTTCCAGGCTTACAACAATTGAAGAGAACGACGTTCAAAAGTTTATGCCTTCCCTTAAATTGAAATGGATGAACATTGTTAATGGTAACTCTGATTACACTATTTTTTGTAGAAAGATCGGTAAGAAGTATCTTCGACAAGTTGAGAGTAAACGTAAAAATTACACTCGAGACAAGATTGAAGACGAAAAAATTGCTAGTTTGTTAGATACAGTCATTGGTGCTTTTGAAAAAAGTAAATCTACACCAGTGAATGAAGCGAAACAAATTGTAGAGCAAGAAGAAAAGCAAAAGGAGGTTGAACAAGAAGTTGTAAAACAAGAAGTTGCGAAAGAGGATAGCATACCTCAACAGGAGCAAGAGAAGCAACAAGAAGAACAGAATAAGCCCGCCCCTAAACCAGCACCAAGACGACGACCAGTAACAACCAAATAAAAAATTAACCAATAAGGGAGAGATTTATTATGAATTTAAAAGATATGGCAAAGCAAATTTTATCAGAAGGTTTTGATCCAAAGACAGATGCAGTTGGTGGAGATTTCGAAGATTTACCGGATGGTCTATATGATGGAATTTTATTGAATGTTAGTTGGAGAGAGAACGACAAAGGAACCGAATGGTTAGCTTTTGAATTTGAGATTTTGAATGAAGGTTTTGAAAACCGTAAGTATTTTGGGAATATCTTCTTTTCTAATGAAAAAATGATGCAATTGAATTTGAAACGAGCAATGAAAACAGCCGCAGTATTAGATGTTGATTTAACAATTGAAGATTTTGAAGATACAGAGACTCTTGTTGGTACGTTACAGGCCGGAATAGGTAACCAATGCATGTTGGATCTTAAAAACAATAAGAAGGGTACATTTCAAAATTGGGAAGCGTTAGAAGAGGCACCATTTAGTTAAGGGGTTGAGTAGATGTTCACCTTTTTCAAAGTGCTAGTTTATAAATTTGATTGGTTGGTAGCATTTGAACAAGAAGGGATCGTTACAAAAATACACAATGATAGAGGCGCCTTAGAGCGCTTCCTATCAAGTGTAAAAATCTTAGTTGGTTATAACAATTTTAATTATGATGACCGGATTATTGCATCAATACTAAAAAAAGTAAGTCCTTATGCAACTTCACAAAAATTAATTGAAGGAAAACGATTTAATTTAAAACTCACCAATCCACTCACCTTAGATGCCATGCAAGAAATTAAATCAAGTATCTCTTTAAAAGAAGCTCAAGCAAACATGAAAATAAATATTTTTGAAACTCCAATTGACTCAGACGTTGATCTTGAACTTTCAGAAAAACAAATTGACTTAGCATTTAAAAACTGTGAAAACGATGTTCTGTTCATAAAAGATTTATTTGAAAAAAGAGAAGGTTATTTCTCTAGCAAATTTGAGATTGTTAACGAGTTTAACTTACCAGCAACGTCCGTAAAAAATACTAGAGCTAACTTAGCGAGTGAAGTATTAAAAAGTAAACCAACCGATGATACTGATCGTTTGAAAATTGTTTATGATCAAAGGCTGCCACTTAAAGAGTTACCTGGGGATATTGTTGATTTCTATAAACAAATTTCAGATAGTGACGAGAAGTTTGAAGAACTAGAAAAGAAAAAACTAACTTATAGGTTACATGGAATTGATCATGTTTTTGGTTTTGGTGGNCTTCATGGTGCTAGGGAGAACTACAGAGGTGAAGGTAACTATATGCAGGTTGATATAAAAAGTTATTACCCGACAATTATGATNAATAACGGCTTTGTAAACAACATCGAAGAATTTAAAAAGCTTTATTATACCAGGAAGAAGCTGAAATCAAAAGGTGATACCAAAGAAGAAGTGTACAAGGTTTTGTTGAGTGGTACGTACGGGGCTATGAAGTCTAAATACAACAACCTATACAATCCGCGTCAAGCTAACAATATTGTTGTTAATGG